TCGATACATCAAAAAAGAACCATTATCAATACATTCGAATAAATTGATGGACTTTTTTTATATGAAAGATTTAATAAATCTTGTCGATCACTATATTCAAAATAATGATCTAGATAAAATTGTTAATTGTTCTTATGAAACAAAAAGTACTTTAGTAAATATAGCAAATTTTATTAATACTTTATCAAATTATACTGTTCCGATTACTGTACAAAATAAACAAAATTTAGACTTTTATTGTGGTGACAGTTATTTGCCTATAAAAACAATTGGTTTAGAACAAGGTATCGTAAATACCTATAAAATACTTAAAGAAAATACTTGTCTTTTTAAAAAATAATGATATATTATGGATGTGAAAAAACCAAAAAAAAAGAAAAAAGCATCCGATGCTGATTATGTAAGTAATCAAGATTTACTTGATTCATTAATAGATTACAAGAAGAAAAAAGATGAAGCAGAAGATGCTGGCCGTAAAAAGCCAAAACTTCCAGACTTCATTGGCGAGTGCATTCTTAAGATTGCATCTCGCCTTTCTTATAGGCCAAACTTTGCAAATTATCCATACAGAGAAGAGATGGTATCGGATGCAGTATTAAATTGCATAACATACATCGACAACTTTGACCCCGGTAAATCCAGCAGCCCCTTTGGTTATTTGACCCAAATCTGCTGGTTTTCTTTTGTAAGAATAATAAACAAAGAGAAGCGTGAAAAGTATACTCAATATAAGTTTGCTGAACAACAAAACGATAAAGACTTCCACGCATGGTTCAATGAAACTTATGCTGGGGTTGATATCGGACGTAGAGACTTCTTTGGGTTAACTGATCTTGATATGGAACGATTTGATGATATGCTTGGCTCAAAGAAGACAAAAAGAACACGTAAATCAAAAAAACAAGGACTGGACATATAAATATGAAAGTTGCATTAATTACCGGAATTTCTGGTCAAGATGGCAGTTATCTTGCAGATTTATTATTATCAAAAGGATATGAAGTCCATGGAATTGTAAGAAGAAGTTCTTCATTTAACACTTCAAGAATTGATCATCATATGACAAATCCAGAAGTGTATAATAAATCTTTCTTTTTGCACTATGGGGACTTGAGTGATTATAATAGTGTTTATCACATAATTTCAAAATGTAACCCAAACGAAGTTTACAATTTAGGTGCACAAAGTCACGTTAAAGTATCATTTGATATGCCCATTTATACTGGAACTATTGATGGTATTGGAACATTAAATGTGCTTGAAGCGGTTAAAGAATATCAGGAAATTAATAAAAAACAAATACGGTATTATCAAGCATCAAGTAGTGAGATGTTTGGAAAGGTTCAAGAAGTTCCTCAAAAAGAAACCACCCCATTTTATCCAAGATCACCATATGGTTGTGCAAAAGTATATGGTCATTGGCTAACTGTAAATTATCGTGAAAGTTATAATATGCACGCTTCTTGTGGAATTTTATTTAATCATGAAAGTCCAAGAAGAGGAGAAACATTTGTAACAAGAAAAATTACAAGAGCAATTGGTAGAATATATTATGGACTCCAATCCGAATTAAGATTGGGAAATCTTGATGCTATGAGAGATTGGGGTTACGCAGGTGATTACGTAGAAGCAATGTGGAAAATGTTACAACAAGAAACTCCAGATGATTATGTTGTGGCAACAGGAAAAATGATTTCAGTAAAGGAATTCTGTAAATATGCATTTGATCTGGCCGGATTGGATTACAACAAATATGTTATTATAGATTCAAAATATTTTAGACCAGCAGAAGTTGATGAACTTCTAGGCGATCCAACAAAAGCAAAAGAAAAATTAAATTGGATGCCAAAAACTGATGTTTATGAACTTGCAAAAATGATGGTTAATGCTGATATGGATCTAGCAAAAAAAGAATATGTACTAAAACAAAATGGTCTTTGAAAATACATTAATAACTGGTGGATCTGGATTAGTTGGGTCTTGCTTGAATTTTGGTAAAAAGCCAAGTAGATCCGAATTAAATGTTATAAACTATGATGAATTAAAAAGTTATGTTTTAAATAATAATATAACACAAATTGTTCATTGTGCCGCTAAAGTTGGTGGTGTGGCTGGAAATAGCAATAATATGCTTGAATATTTTTCAGACAATTTGACTATAAATTCTAATATTATTAGATGTTGTAAAGAAACAAATATTCAAAGATCAATTTTTATTCTTTCTACTTGTGTATTTCCAAAAAATGCAATAAATCCTTTAAACGAAACCATGCTACATGAAGGAGAACCACATGAAACAAATTATGGATATGCATATAGTAAAAGAATACTAGAAGTCGGATCAAGATGTTTAAAAAATTCTATATGTTTAATACCTTGTAATTTGTATGGGTTGAATGATAATTATAATATTGAATCTGGTCACGTAATACCAAGTTTGATTCATAAATGTTATTTGGCAAAACAAAATAATACAGATTTTATAATATGGGGTTCGGGTGATGCTGAAAGAGAATTTATGTTTGCAGAAGATTTTGGTAAAGTTATAACAGAGATAATTTGCAATCAACATTCTTATCCAAAAAAAATTATTGTATCTCCTGATAATTGTGTAACAATAAAAGAATTGGCATTTATGATAGCAGAACTTATGGATTACCAAGGAAATATAATTTTTGATACAAAAAAATTAGAAGGAATTAAAAAGAAAAATACATGTAATAATGTATTTAAAAAAGTATTTCCAATGTTTCAATTTACAGATTTAAAAAATGGCCTTCAACAAAATATTGAATGGTTTGTTAAAAATTATAATATGGTAAGAAAATGAAAGCAATAATTCTTAACGATTCTCACTTTGGCTACAAAGCCGATTCTGGTGTTGTATTAGAATATTTTCTCAAGTTCTTTGAGGAACAATTGTTCCCATACATGAAAGAGAATAATATCTATACACTCTTTCATTTGGGTGATGTATTTGATCGTAGAAAATACATCAACTTCAAAACTCTTCATGAAGTCAGAAAGAGATTCTTTGAACCTCTTCAGGAGATGGGTGTCAAGTGTATTGCCATTTGTGGAAACCACGATACTTATTTTCGTAACAACAATAATGTAAATTCTCTTGAAGAGATTGCCACTAAATATACGAACTGGGATATCTACAGTGAACCAACAGAAATTCAAACATCAGCAGGTTGCGTTGCACTACTTCCCTGGATTAATCCTGAAAATGAAGGTCAGGCGGCAAAGTTCCTTTCGGAGACTACGTGTTCGCTTCTGCTCGGCCATCTTGAACTCTGTGGCTTCCAGAGTATTCGTGGGATATTTATAGAGCAAGGTTATGACCCCAAGCATTTTGATAAGTTTGAATTTGTTCTTACTGGTCATTATCATATTAAGTCTAGCCGTGACAACATACATTATCTCGGCACGCAATACCAAATGGCTTTCTCAGATGTTTGGGAACCAAAGGGCTTCCATACATTCGATTTTGCGACGAGAACGCTTGAATTTATTGAAAATCCAAGAAAACTTTTCTATACGCTTGATTATAACGAAGACGAACCGGAAAAGTTAGACTATAGTAAGTTTAAGGACTGTTATGTGAAGATCTTCATTAAGAAGAGAACCAAAGCAGCCCCCTTCGAGAAGTACATGGATAAGTTCTATGAGGCCGGTGTTGCCGAATTGGCTGTTACAGAGGAAGTGACAGCAAATCCAGACGTGGTTGCCGTAGATGTCCATAAGGACACTCTTGAACTGTTGCATGAAGAGATTGCAACTATAACCGAAAAGTCGGTAGATAAGAATGTACTTGCCAACATCATAAACACAGCGTATAATTCGGCATTATCAAAGGACGACAATGATTGAGTTTTTAAAGGTTAGATTTAAGAACTTTGGATCGTTTGGAAACAATTTTTCAGAAATCGACTTAAACACCAAAAAGACCACTCTGGTTACTGGAACAAATGGACATGGAAAGTCTTTTGCGCTATTGGATTCGTTGTGCTTTGGTTTGTTTGGAAAACCCTTCAGACCCATCAATATCCCGCAATTGGTCAACTCGGTTAATGCGAAACAATGCTTGGTTGAAATTGAATTCAATAAAGCCGGGTCACACTATCTGATTCGTCGTGGTCTCAGCCCCAAAATTTTTGAAATAGTCAAGAATGGGGAGATGATTGACCAGCACGCCAAATCCAAGGATTACCAAGAATACCTTGAGGAACATATCCTAGGGTTCGATTACGCAGCCTTTAAACAGGTCGTAATCCTTGGTAAGTCCAACTTCATCCCGTTCATGCAATTGACCCCTACAGAGCGCCGTAAGATCATTGAGGGGCTTCTGGAGTTGGATATCCTAGCAGACATGAACGTATATGTCAAAGGCCAACTGGCGTCTTTAAAGGTCTCTATTGCAGAGCATCAAAGTTTGTTAAAAATTGCTCATGAAAAGATAAAGTCTCAAAAAGAATTTGTCGAGCAAGTTAAATCAAGCAATGCAGATGACATTAAGGCAATAGATGATAGAATTCAAGAATTTTATTCTGAAATAGACATAGCCACAAAAGAATTGGGTTTCCAATTAAGTGAGCATCTTAAAATTTCCGATTCAATAAAAAGTACAAAGAAAAAGATTGAATCTTTAAAAGATGTTCCTGCTATGCTTGTAAAGGCTGAAACTTTAAAAACAACTCTTCTAGAAGAAATAAAAGCTTTGGAAGAAAATGCAACTTGTAAATGTTGCTTACAAGTTCTTCCCGAAGAACAGAAACAAAAACATTTACAAGAAAAGCGTAAAAAGTCAGAAGAATGTTTTGAAGTACTTAAAGTTGCCAGAAAAAAAGAAACAGAACTTGAAGAACTCAAAAAAGAGTATGATAAGTTGATGATTCTGTCAAATACACACAGCAGTGATATAAATGGATTTAATTATCGTATTGGAAATGCTGAGTCTAATATTAAACTTTTGCAGAAAGACAAAAAGGATAAAGAGGCTGCAAATAATCTGACCTCGCTCCTAAATAGTCTTGAAGAGTCTGAGAAGAAAAAGAATGAAATTGCTACTAAGTTGGAAAGCCTTGTTCAAGACCAAATTCACCATGATGTTGTCTATGATATCCTCAAAGATGGTGGGCTCAAGAGCCGGATCATCAAACATTATGTTCCAATCATCAACGGGCTGGTCAACAAATTCCTCGGAAAACTCAACCTATATGTTGACTTCACAATCGATGAAGAATTCAAGGAAACCATACGATCCCGATACAGAGATGCATTTTCATATTCCTCTTTCTCTGAGGGTGAGAAACAGCGTATCGATCTGGCCATATTGCTGACTTGGCGTGAAATTGCCAAGATGAAGAATAGCCTTAACTGCAATCTATTGATATTTGATGAGATTTTGGATTCATCGTTGGATGCAACAGGCACAGAATCGTTCCTAAAGATCCTAAACAAAATGAAAAACAAGTGTTCGATTTACATTATAAGTCACAAGGCAGATGCCTTAATTGATAAGTTTGATCAAACTTTGCAGTTTGAGAAGAAAAACAATTTTTCTAAGATTAAGACCCAAGTCTAAATATTTGTAAATGTTCAGAGGAAATTTTAAATTTAATAGTGCCAACGGAAATAAATTGATGTATTCCAATGGTGATGTAGTACTCCACCAGGGAAAACTTTATAAATCCCGAGCAACTACACAAAATAGTCCCCTTCAGGCACCAAAAGATTGGGAGTTTATTGCTTTATCGGAGCCTTTTAGGGGTACAAATCCACCAGCAAATCCAAAAGAAAATCAAATTTGGATTTCAGATGATGGTGTCAGTTATGTTTATTTTTATGATGGAAATTCATATCAATGGATTTCTACTTGATTTTGATTTTATTGGAGTTATATTGTAATCATGAATGAAGACAGTTTTGAAAAGTTTACGAATCGTCGCAAGAACAAACCATCGGGCCTAGGTAAGAAGCAGCAGAAGCGCAACAAGCGTGGCAGTCGTCACGAGCAGAAGCAGCAATTGAATGATTCCATTTATCGTAAAGACGAACAGGTTTAAAGAAAGAATATATATGACAACTGTGACTAAAATGCGTCTATCCAAAGACACCTATAACATTCTTAAAAACTTTGCAGCAATCAACTCCAACATTCTTATTCAGCCCGGAAATGTCCTAAAGACTGTTTCGGCTGGTAAGAACATCTATGTTGAGGCCAAGGTATCTGAGGACTTTGATGTTCAGGTTCCAATCTGGGACCTAAACAAGTTCCTAGGGGTCGTTAGTATGTTTAACAACCCTGATCTAGAATTTCACGACAGCCATGTTGTCGTAACCAACGGTCGTTCTAGCGTAACTTATTACTACTCTGAGCCCAGTCTGTTAACTGTTCCGAAGAGTGAATTGAAGATGCCAAAGACCAAAATTAGTTTTGATCTTGATGAGAAGGATCTTAACGAGATTCTAAAGGCTGCTAGCATTCTTCAGGTCAATGACCTAAAGATGGTTGGTGGCGAAGGCAAGTTCAAGATCATGGTTGATGATGCTAGTCAGAGCACAACCAATAGTTTTGAGATTGTTTTGGATGAGAACTATGGCGACAGTGACTTTGAGGGTACAATCAATGTATCTGAAATCAAGTTCATTCCCGGTTCTTATACCGTAGAATTGACTGACACAATCATCTCTAAGTTCAAGCACAAGACTCTGGATCTTTCCTACTACATCGCTATCAAGCGAGGTTAATGTGACCGACATCAATAATCTGATCTGGGTCGAAAAGTATCGCCCCAAGACGATATCCGATTGCATTCTTCCTATAGACCTTACCGCCGTATTCAAGGGTATGGTCAAGGAAGGTACCATTCCCAACATGCTCTTCTATGGAACTGCTGGCACAGGTAAGACCACAGTTGCAAGAGCCTTGTCAAAGGATATCGGTGCAGATAGCATTCTTATCAACTGCTCTGAAGAGAGCGGTATCGATACTCTGCGTACAAAGATCCGTAACTATGCATCTACAGTATCTTTGAACGGAGAACTCAAGGTAGTTATTCTAGACGAGTTTGATTACGCCAATGCAAACTCAACTCAGCCCGCTCTTCGCGGATTTATTGAAGAGTTTGCTGCCAACTGCAGATTCATCATTACCTGCAACTACAAGAGCAGAGTAATTGACCCCCTACATTCTCGTTGCACAGGAATTGATTTTACAATTCCTAACTCCGAGAAGGCTCAGGCCGCAATGAACATTCTCAAGCGCATAGAATTTATTCTAAAGCAAGAGAACATCCCTTATGAGGTTCCTGTTCTTGTCAATCTTATCAAGAAGCATTTCCCTGACATTCGCCGCATTATTAACGAGTTGCAGCGTTATTCTTCTTCTGGTAAGATTGATGTTGGAATCTTGGCACAAGGCAGCAGCGAGTCCTATAAGGAACTCCTAGGCTACATGAAGGGTAAGGATTTTGCATGTTGCCGTAAGTGGGTTGTGCAAAATTTAGATCTTAACACAGCAGAGTTCTTTAAGCGTCTGTATACTGAACTATATACAGCCCTCAAGCCAAGTTCTATTCCGCAAGCAATCTTGATCATTGCAGAATATCAGTACAAGTCAGCATTTGCAGCAGATCAAGAAATCAATACAATGGCTCTTATTGTCCAACTAATGATGGATTGTGAGTTCAACTGATGAAACTGGGAGACTTTTTATCCAGTATCAATTACGACAAAAAACCTTTGCTGGATACGGACGAATCCGCTACTCGCCTTTATCCAGCGTTTGTTGTTAATCGATGTCTATCATATTTTGTGGACACAATATTTCATTCAAATGAAATGAATTGTGTCCCTTGGTTGGACAATAAGAGCCAGTTTGATTTCCACCGATTGTCTATTCGTAAAAAGAGACGGTTTTCCAATTGGGTTAAGAAGGAAACCGAGGACGATATAGAACTAATAAAACAGGCTTATGGCTATTCAGAACGGAAGGCTATAGAAGTCCTAAATATTATTGGACCGCAGCAAATGGACCAAATAAGAAAGTCCCTCTATAAGGGCGGTACCGATAAGTAAATAAGGATTTTGTCATGTCTGATGCTTCTAAGCGTGTTTTTAATGATGTTGGTGTACATATAAAATTATTTGACGACGAAGACTTCATGGTCGTCAGAGAGACCCTTACAAGAATGGGTGTCTCGCCAAAAGGCAAAAATATATTGTACCAGTCCTGCCACCTTGTTCACAAGGATGGCGTTTATGTCGTTGCACATTTTAAGGAATTATTTGCCCTTGATGGGTTGCCTTCAAACGTGTCAACCGAAGACATTCAGCGTCGAAATGCTATTGTAAAATTGCTAGAAGATTGGGAGTTGCTTGAGGTAATTGATAAAGAAAAGATCAAAGACCAAATGCCACTCACGGGAATGAAGATAATTAAGTATGGAGAGAAAGACAACTGGGAATTGATTCCCAAGTTCAATCCAGGTACTTTGCGTAAATTTTTTAATTCATAAGGATGACTATGTATAATATGACTTTGAGTATGATCGTTAAGAACGAGGAATCTAACATTGTTGGATGCCTAGAATCAGTTTTACCTTACATCGATTACTATGTAATTTGTGATACTGGTTCAACAGACAAAACAAAAGAATTGATTAAGGAATTCTTTGATTCAAAAGGAATCTCCGGTGAAATTCATGATCATGAATGGGAAGACTTTGGAACAAATCGTTCCAAGGCATTAAAACTTTGTCATGAAAAAACTAAGTGGGCATTGATGATCGATGCCGACGATAGAATTACTGGAAAATTTCCAATTGATAAACTAGATGATAAAATTGACGGATATGCTGTCAACATTAAAAGAGGTCCATTTGTTTGGGCAAGAGCGCAAGTATTCAATCTAGGTAAAAAACTTTGGTGGTACGAAGAGCCTCTGCATGAATATGCAGTTTGCGAACAACCAATGCAAGTTGCAAAACTTGAAGGTGATTATGGTTGGGATGTTCGTACAGAAGGTTGCAGATCAAAACAATTTAATGATGATGTTGCAAAATACAAAAATGATTATGAAATATTGAAAAAATATCTGGATAAAGATCCAAATCAACCAAGAAAACAATTTTATGCAGCACAATCCGCATTTGATTCAAGAATGTATGATATAGCAGAGCAAGAATATTTGAAACGAGTTGAATTGGGAAGTTGGGAAGAAGAGATCTTTTTCTCTTGGATGAGAGTTGGAATTTGCAGAGAATTGCAACAAAAACCATTACCAGAAGTTATCGATGCTTTCATGCGAGCATACGAGATCAAACCAAATAGAGTAGAGCCTCTATATCATATGTCCTGCATTTATAGAGCACATGATAGACCAAAAAATGCATTCTTGATGGCAGCTCAGGGATTGGGAATTCCAATTCCAACTACAGAAATTTTATTCGTAGATACTGCAAATTATCTATGGGGAATTTTAGATGAAATTGCCACAACATCATTCTATGCTGGAAGAATACACATGGGTCTTGCTGCATGTGAAAAATTGCTATCAGAAAAACATCTTCCAGAAGAACACAGAGAGCGTGTAACAAATAATAGAAACGCTTATTTAAATGCAGTTCAGCAGATGCAGATGCAGGCAAATGGGAATCATATGCAACAAATGCAGAATGTAAAAGAAGCTGCTGAAAAAATTGCAAATCAAGCAAAAAAGACAACTTTAGACATAGATCCAGAAAAATTAGTAGTAAAACTTTAAATCATTAGTAGCCTAAATATTTGAAATGGCTATTAACTCTGATTTAACCTATGTAAAAGGCGATACAGTTAGACTAACAGCATACCTAACAGGTACAACTGGAGCACCTTTAAACTTAACTGGATGCACTCTAAGTGCTCAATTAAGAAAAGGGTATTATCCTTCAACATTGGTAGTTTCATATCAGACATATATTTCGTCTGGTATGACTCTTGCCAGTGTTTATGGATTTACTGGAGGGTTGGCCGCTTCTGCCACCGGAGGTACTGCATATTTGGTATTTGGCTCTACTTACATGAATCGATTAAGTCCAAACACAACTGCAAAATATGATTTACAATTATATGATCCAATTACAAAAGATATAATAACTTTAGTAAGAGGAAGTATAGAAGTTTTGCCTGAGGTAACATATCTATAATGACAAGTTATAATGTAAACATCTCACCCACAGTATTTGGTGGAAGTTTAAGTCCACAGCAAGTTGGTACACAGGGACCTGTTGGTCCTATAGGAGTTACTGGACCAAGGGGAAGTACTGGTTCTACCGGTCCCCGTGGCCCTACTGGATCTACTGGACCAGATCCAAGTGTAGATTTTGCCAGAGAAGCAACATTGATTTCAATGTTGGCAACTTTAACATCTTTAAGTACAACTGTTTCTAATCTATCTGAAATACAACAATCCTTGACATACATTGGTGGAATGACTTGGCGCAATGAATTAAGATCACAGTAATGTTTATTTTAAATTATAATCCAAAAATTCACGATATATTTTTATATGACGAAACTAATTCAGGGTATCCAGTTGGATTGAATCCAGACCATCCATTATATGGTTATAAAAAATCTTTAATGGCTATTGGTGCAAGAAGCAGAACATACTCGGAATATCAAAAAAATCCAGATTATCCAAACGGTCCACCTGCAGGGACTTCTTTAAAACAGTATCCAAATTATTATAACAATAATCAAGTTTTATCTTGGTGGATAAGTGAGGATACTTTAGGATCGTCTGTTCATTATACTCCAACAAAACCATCAGATAGCCCACAAACTCCACCAGTAAGCAAAAAAACTACATTACAAGATTCAAGAACATTAAAATTTTGGGAAAATTTAAATTTTTCTTCTTTTGAAGATTATACAAATTTTTATAATATATACACACACGTTCCTTCAAATTTAGTAAGAACTACAAATATTGATTCTAGATATTTTTCAGGATCACCAGAGATACCGGGATTTGCTACAGGATCAACTTTTTATCAAGTTTCAAATAAGGATTATGGTTTCTTACATTTAATTTCTGGTGCTTATAAAAATACAAATTATTTAAAAACTATTTCTTTAGCAAGTTTAATGAGATCAAAGGGAATAAATATAAAATTAGAGACCGAATATTATTTGTATAATGATTGTTATCTTTGGGATGGTCAAGACAGAGTAATACCTGTATCTTTAAAAATTTTATTTGATGGTGATTATTTAACACAAACTGTAATTGTCTTTAGTGATGTAATTCAAAAAGTATGGGATGGAGATTCGTCTGGACTGCTTTTATATGCTGATGGAAATGATCTATTTTCGATAGGACATATTTTATCATTTTCAGTTGAAAACGGAAATATAATTGTTAATTGTGTATTACACAACAATGAAAAATATCCAGTTTTAAATTATCTTGTAAATAATAATTTAGTTGGATCAAATTATATTGTATCCAAATCTACAGAAACTGTAGGTGCATCTTCTGGTGGGATCACCGCATTGAATATATCTTTATCAAATGCTCTCACCATTGCTAATGATAAATTGGCTGAATTGATTGCTACCCCACCAATATAAATAAATATATGAGTTACGCACAAGGACCAATACAACCAAGATTAAATGCTACAGTTGCTGCATTGCCGTATATTAATACAACTGCAAATGGAACGACATGTGCTTTAGGAGCATATGAAATTTCTATGTCGGCGCCTTATGCTATATTTGGCTTAACTGCAGATTCTTTCTGCAAATTATATGCAACAAATTATTTTGGTACACAAGCACTACAAGCAAAAAATACTATTTCAGGATTTTATCCAGACTTTTATATTGCATCTCCAACAGAAGTCAGAAGTACTTGGACATCATTTAATAATATTACTTTATCTGGTAGCTCAGATGTAAAATATGAAGTTATATATGTCTTTTATACTAGCGTTACGGCAAATCTTGATATTGATGGACAACCAGTTGAAACAAATGTTGTTACTGATGCACAATTAAAAATTGAAATAAAGAGTGGCGGAGATATTGTTGCTGGAGTCGGATATTATAGAAAATTAGGAAACATTATTACATAAAATGTTTTTTGGCCGGAATAAAAATTCTCTTAAATTAATAAAGCAACACCCAGAATTGCTGATGGGTGGTACTTATCATATAACAGACCCAAACCCAAATGCAAAAACAATAAAAATTGGTTCTGGCATTACTGAACTTTATGTTCGTAATGATGATGGTGAAGTATATCTTATAGAAGGAAACGCAACAAAGATTAAAGAAATGTTCCAAGCAGTATTGCTGTTCGAGAACATGGAAGGGGAAATCTATAAATTAAAACGTCCAGTTGGCTCTTTGCTTCAAAATGTTCTATTGAAAGAGGTTAACGCTCTTACAGCAGATGAAAAGGTTTATGTTGGAAACGGAATCACTGAGCGTTATTTTATAGAAAAATCCAACAACAGAGTAATAAAATTTATTGGTAATTCTACTCAAATTAAGAATCTTGTAGAAAAAGTAGAACTACCAAAACCAGTTGTTCCAGCGCCAGTAGTAAAAATTATTGAAAAACCTGTAGTACAATTACAAGAAAAAATAATTATAAAAGAGACCACGCCAGTTGTTGGAGCGCAAGGTCTTCGTGGCGAAAAAGGTGAACAAGGACCGCAAGGTGTGCGCGGACCGATGGGCCCAGAAGGTCCAAAGGGTGAAACAGGTCTCCAAGGTGAACGCGGCGAACAAGGGCCACACGGGCCCAAAGGCGATCACGGTGAACCCGGTTTACAGGGCATCCGGGGCCCGAAGGGAGATAAGGGTGATAAGGGAGATCAAGGAGATGTTGGTCCACAAGGTCCTATTGGTCCTCAAGGCCCTCAAGGAGAACAGGGAGAAAAGGGCGAAGCGGGAAGCCCGGGCCCGGTTGGCCCGCAAGGTCCGATGGGCTCTAGAGGAGATGAAGGCCCGCAAGGCCCTCAGGGACCGCAAGGATTAAGAGGCCCTGTTGGACCACAGGGTTCACAGGGAATTCAAGGCCCGCAAGGTGAAATGGGACCACAAGGTCCCTCAGGTGTGTCTCCTGTAGTAGAAGCACAATATCCTCTAATTTTAGAGGATGGAATTTTATCATTTGATTCTGAAAAAGTATCAAGTGTTCTTGATAAATTTAAGAATGATGATATTCAAAAAGCCATAAATCAAATGGCCCAAATGACAACTCCGGCAGGTGGTGGTGCTGTAGATGTTGCATTAAATGGTAAAAAGATAATAAGATCTGTAAACACCATGAATTTTATTGGTGATAATGTTACAGTCACCAGAAGAAGAAAAAATGTAGATATTTCTATAAGTGGTGGGGGAGGTGGTTCTGGGGTTTCAAGTTTAATTGCTGGTCCCGGAATAGGTTTAAGTAGCTCAACTGGAAATGTTACTGTTACAAATTTATTGAGTGTAAAGGCTACTTATGGTGCTATTCAGTATGCAAATAGTGGATTAACAGATCTTGAGGCAACAAACGCATTTAAATTGGATTTTGGGTCTAATGATCTTTATATCCCTAAAGGTCTAAAATTAAACAGCACGTCAACATACTCCGATTCTTTTATAGAATTTGCTGATGGAACAACGCAAGCATCGGCTCCATTAAAATTTACATATAACGTAAATCCACCATCAGGAGCAACGATGGGTGATCGTTGGATGGATTCCGACAACGGTATTGAATACGTTTATATTAATGACGGAAATTCTAGTCAGTGGATTCAACCAACAAATACCAGCACAGGATCTTCTACTGCCGTATCAATTCTTGCAACAACTGGTGTTACTGGAGCCACCTACGCAGCTTTAGCATCAGACTATTATATTGGAGTAAGTTATGCTGGTCCGGTAATAATTACTTTACCAACAAATCCAGAAACAGGAAGAGAAATTGTAGTCAAGGATGAATCGGGGAATGCAGGAAACGGAATCAATCGTCAAATAACGATTGTCGGAGCCACAGCATCTCAGAAGATTGACAATCAAAGTTCAGCAATAATTAATCTAGACAATGCCGGGTTACATTTCATTTACAGAAATGGATGGAGAATAATATAATGTCATACCTATACAACGACGAAGTTGGTTTTAAAGGAACTGCGGTCGATGCATTTAATCGTCTTAAAGTTTCTAGTCCTTTTACACTGTTTGATAGCCAACAGAGATACCAAATTAGTGACAAGTGGGATTATGTTGGAGCAACAGGTGGAACATATTCATACAACATAACAGAAAGCACAGTATCTTTGATAGCAGGTTTGACGATTGGATCAAAGATGTATTCCGAAACAAAAAGAATATTTCCATACCAACCCGGCAAAGCACTAACAATTATTGATACTTTTGCACTAGCACAACCTAAAAGTGGATTGCGTCAACGAGTTGGATACTTTGGCGTAACTGGTGGATTTACTGGATCAACACCATACAACGGAATATATTTGGAGCAAGATGGGTTGACTCTTTCAATCTGTTTGGCTTCTGCTTCTTTGGGGACAACTCAAAAAATACCTCAATCAAATTGGAACGGAGATAAGTTTGACGGGACTGGTAATTCGGGTGTAATTTTAAATGTTACTAAAGGAAATATTTTTTGGAAAGATGTTGAATGGCTTGGAGTGGGTGATGTAAGAACTGGATTCTTCCACGAAGGTAGACCTGTTGTTGCTCACACATTTTACAATGCAAATGTAAATTCAACCACTTATATGACAACCGCATGTCTTCCTTTGAGATATGAAATTGAAAATACTTCGGGTCAAACTGGAAGTAGTACTATGCGTCAAATTTGTTCTACTATTTTATCTGAAGCAGGATACGAAGGGTTTACCAGAAGATATAATATTACAAAAAGTGGATCTACTCCGGCAACATTGACCACTGCAGGAGTTCAGTATCCGATGATAGCATTACGTTTAAATTCTAATAGGTTGGATAGCATTGTAATTCCATCAAATTTGTCTGCGGTAGTTGAACCCGGACAAAATAATAAACCAGTAACATTACAATACAGAATATTATTGAATCCAACTTTGACAGGAAATACTTGGACGACGCATTATAACGGTAATGTTGATTATAATATAACAGCAACTGCAGTAACTGGCGGAACTGATGTTATTGGAGGTTATCTAAGCAGTAGCGGATCATTGGATATTTCAAACATCAATGATTTTAATTTTCAATTAGGAAGAACACAAACTGGAGTATCAGATACATTCGTTTTAACAATGACGGCAATAGAAAGTGGAACGCAAGTTTCTTGTGATCTTTCATGGTTCGAAATCATCTAAATATTAAGACATGGCATTAGATTTCCCTACAAATCCAGCATTAAACGAAATTTACACTTATGGTGGCCGTTCTTGGATTTGGAACGGTACGGCATGGGATGTTTATTCCACTGGAACGGCTGGAGCAACTGGTGCTACCGGACCACAGGGAAATACTGGTGCCACTGGTCCTCAAGGCATCCAAGGAAACACTGGAAACCCCGGTGCAACTGGGCCTCAGGGAAACACTGGTGCTACAGGTCCCGTTGGTGACTATGTAATATCTTTTAACGGACTTACTGGAGCAGTTTTAGGTGTTGGATCATATAATGGTTATAATGGTGGTGATATTGTTGTTTTTTATGGTTCGGGACTTTGTGGTGGTAATGCCTCTGTAGATGATGAAGGTAATGTTAGTTGGACAATTCAAAATACTGGTGTTCTTAGTTTAAATGGTGGAACTGGCGCAATTGGAATTACTGCTGGCGCAGGAATTTTAATTAATGATTCTTCAAAAACAGCAATACAGATAATAAACCAAGGTGTAAGAAGTTTTAATGGTTCAACAGGTACCATAGTTGGAATTAATAGTATAAATGGCCTTACAGGAATTGTTGGTATATCTGCTGGATCAAATATAACAATTTCTACAACTGGAAATACATTAACAATTTCTGCAGCAGTATTGATTGGTGCTACAGGAGCAACTGGTGCCACTGGAGCCACTGGTGCTCAAGGTATTCAGGGAAATACTGGTCCAACAGGTGCCACTGGAGCCCAAGGTATCCAAGGAACAACCGGAAACACTGGTGCCACTGGTGCCACTGGTGCCCAAGGCATCCAAGGCATCCAAGGAAACACTGGTGCCACTGGTGCCACTGGTGCCCAAGGCATCCAAGGAAACACTGGTGCCACTGGAGCCGCTGGTGCCCAAGGCACCCAAGGCATCCAAGGAAACACTGGTGCCACTGGTGCCACTGGTGCCCAAGGCATCCAAGGAAACACTGGTGCCACTGGTGCCCAAGGCATCCAAGGCATCCAAGGAAACACTGGTGCCACTGGAGCCACTGGTGCCCAAGGCATCCAAGGCGTTCAAGGAAACACTGGTGCCACTGGTGCCCAAGGCATCCAAGGCATCCAAGGAAACACTGGTGCCACTGGTGCCACTGGTGCCCAAGGCATCCAAGGCGTTCAAGGAAACACTGGTGCCACTGGAGCCACTGGTGCCCAAGGCATCCAAGGCGTTCAAGGAAACACTGGTGCCACTGGAGCCACTGGTGCCCAAGGCATCCAAGGCATCCAAGGAAACACTGGTGCCACTGGTGCCACTGGTGCCCAAGGCATCCAAGGCGTTCAAGGAAACACTGGAGCGACTGGTCCAGTTGGAGATTATGTAATATCATTTAACGGGCTGACAGGTGCAGTTACTGGTGTTTCTTCTGTAAATGGTGTTACCGGAACGATTACAAATATTGCTGTAACAAATGCAGCACAAACATTTACTGGGTTACAATCATTTATTACTGGAATTTGTGCTGCTGGATTTACATTTACTGGCAGTACAATATATTTAAAAAATGGAACTGTTTTAGAGGGTTCTGGTTTTGGCACCATTCCGATTGCTTCTACAATACAGTTATCTGGTGCAGACATTGATCTCTCTGATACTAGAATAATAACATTCAATACGGCAACAATAAATTTTGGTTCTGCTGGATTAAGTGGATATCTTGTTACATCTTTAAAGGCTCCAAATACGGGCACTCCACTCTATGGAGATGTAATAATAAATGGCTCGGCATATATAGGCGCTGCAAGTTCATCAAAAACCATAACAATAACAAACCAAGGTGTTCAAACATTTAATGGACTAACTGGTATAGTAACTGGAGTATCTTCTGTAAATGGAACTACCGGAGCGGTTACAAATATTGCTGTTACTAATACAGCGCAAACATTCACAGGAACACAAAGTTTTACAAATGGAATTTCGGCGGCTGGATCTACGTTTAGTGGTCTTGTTACATCTGCATCTGGATTTTCGGGGCCAGTGTTTGGAAATGCAACAACTGCAACAACTGCAACAAATATTTCATTAACAAATACAAATGCAAATACCACTTTATATCCAGTCTTGGCTGGAGCATGTGGTAGCACATTAGCATTTGTAGATGCAGTAACATCACCTTTTACATATAACCCATCAACAAGAGTTTTGACAGCAGGAAACTTCACTGCTTCTGCTGGAGCAAATACCACTACATTCACTCAAGACGCAATAGTAGAAAACAATCTTTTAGGATTTTCTATATCCAGCGGTGCTGGAGTTAATATTGATTGCGGCGGTTCTAGCGTTTTAATTGGTGATGTTTCAGGATTAAACAATGGAACTACACTGAATGTAAACGACGCAACTCTCACCGTAGATGTCAGTGGTGGTCTTTACGTATCTGGTGCAGCAAATATTATTTCTGGACTTGGAGTAACAGGAAATGGCAGAATAAATGGAAATTTGACTGTAACATCAGGAATATGTGCTGCTGGAATAAGTGCAGGATCTTACATTCTAACTTCTTCTGGTATTAAAACTTTAACTGGAACTACTTATACATTTTTAAGCACAGATAATGGTGATGTTTTGACCATGAACAATGCATCACCGATTACAGTAACTGTTCCAAGCGGGTTACCAGTTGGATACAGTGTCACTGTAATTCAATTGGGTGCAGGGCAAGTTTCTTTCACTGCATCTGGAACCACAATAAATAGTTATCAAAGTTACACAAAGATTGCTGGTCAACATGGTTCAGCATCTTTGGTATCTTACAGTTCAAACGTCTTTAATTTAGCGGGGTCATTGAGCGCATGAGACATATAGTAAGTTTAAGAGGATTTGCTACAAACTTCGTAGCAGCGGCTTCTGGTATTTCAACAACCAGAGTATTTTATATATTTGGTGATACTGAAATGATTGTAAATAGATATGATTCAACTGCCGGAATTTCTACAGGCAGAGGGTGGTTTTTCCGATGAGAAAAAATAGAACATCTAATGGATATGTTGGACAAAATAGATATGGTAATATTTCTTCTGGTGCTATTGCAGCACAAAAATTAGAATCTATTGCAGAATTTGCAACTAGGGTGCCTGTAGGAGTTACTGCTTATATTAGACCATCAAATGGAAATGGTTATGGTGCAGGAGCAACATGTACTTTAAAAAATTATATTGTAACTGCAGTCAATGTAACTGGAACTGGTTCAACGGGATACAGTTCAAATACTTTATTTCAAATTTCTGGTAATGGTGTTACTGGATATGCATCACCAACGATAACTTCTGGTGTTATAGTAGCAGATGGTAATTTTACCTTTCCTTGGAGTACTGTATTATCAATAGATGTAATTGATGGTGGTTTTGGATACACCTCTGCACCAACTGTATCTATCGCCGCCCCCTCTCTTAGTAGTAATGCATCTGGAACTGGAACTATTTCATCTAATACATTGACTGTTACTGCACTTTCTTCTGGATCATTTTATCCGGGACAATTGATAACTGGAACAGGAATAACCACAGGAACAATAATCACAAATTATGGAACTGGATCTGGAAGTACAGGAACTTATTTTGTAAATAAATCACAAACCGTCGGTTCAACTTCTTTAACAGGTTCTGGCACCGCGACCGCAACCGGACAAATATCTGGTGGAAAATTAACTCAAATAAATTTATCATACGCTGGTGCAAAATATAGTTTGGGCAGCCCACCTTTAGTATCTATATCAGGTGGCGGTGGAAGAGTGCAAGGCAGTGCAGTAGCAAATTTAATTTGCGGAGGAACATATACTTCTCCTCCTACAGTATCAACTATTTTTGGAGGAACTGGGTCTGGAGCAACAATTGTCGCCACAACTTCAGGAGAATTAGATACAATTACAGTTACTTCAGGTGGTACTGGATACACTTCACAACCAACCGTATTTATAAATGATACTGAACAAAATTCAATTGTAGGATATGGAACAATTTCTGGTGGATCTGTGACGGGTGTCACATTTACAAGTAATACAAGATTTATAAATCCACCAACAATAATAATTGGAGGATGGACTCCTCTTCCAACGGTGAGTGTAGGTGAACAAAAAATAGTAGGAGCATATGCAGTTTATAACAATGATACGAATCGTGTTGCATTTACTATTACTGGATGCCCTTATACTGTAAATTGGGGTGACGGAACAACAAGCAGTTACCTTTCAGGTGTATGTGCACAAAAACAATATACTACATCATCATATTCTGGATTTACAGCTCAAGATGTTTTTAGAGGATATAAAACAGCAATTATAACAATAACACCAACAACTGCTGGAAATACTTTTTCTCAAGTGGATTTCAATGTAAGAAATGCTTCTTTAACATCGGTAACAGGAAGAAGTGATGCTTGGCTGGACATGAAAATGGCAAGTCCTACGCTGACTACCTTTTCACTTGGTGGTTCTTTAAGTCCAAATATTTATCACACAATGTTAGAACAATTTGAATATGTTGGAACCAACAATATAACGTCTCTGGCATTTGCATTTGCCTTCTGTTATGCTTTTAAAAATTTAGTAAGTTTTCATTCATCTAATGCTACTTCGACAAGTAATATGTTTAATACCTGTTATGCATTAGAGACAATTCCAACAATTGATACCAGAAATGTAACTACATTCAGCAGTATGTTCATAAGTTGTACTAATTTAAGATCAGTTCCATTATTAGACAGCAGCTCTGTTACTGATATGAGTAGTATGTTTAATGGTGCAGCTCAATTGACAACAATTCCACTATTTAATACAGTAAATGTTACATCAATGACTAGTATGTTTGCAGCATGTAGATTGTTGTCAATGGTTCCTTTATTTTCTACTGAAAGACTTACAAATATGGACACGATGTTTAGTTCGTGTTCTTCATTAAAATCTGTGCCGTTATTTAATACAATCAATGTAACTAGTATGGCAAGTACTTTTTCTGGTTGTGGAAGTTTAGAGGAAATACCACCATTTAATACACCAAAAGTTACATCAATGAGTGCTTTATTTCAAAATTGCTATTCATTAAAAACAATCCCATTATTAAATACTGGAAGAGTTACAACCATGCTCGGTATGTTCAGCGGATGTAATTCTTTACGATCTGTTCCAAAATTAGATACTCGACTAGTTACATCTTTTCAAACAATGTTTTCAAATTGCGCTAGTTTAAAGAGTGTGCCTTTGTTTAATACATCAAGCAGTCTAACATTTCTTTCAACATTTCAGGGGTGCAGTCTACTAGAAACTGTTCCATTATTTAATACTGCATTTGCTAGTAGTATGAATACAATGTTTAGTTCATGTACTTCTTTAAGATCTGTTCCATTATTCAATACATCTAGAGTTACGGATATGGGATCTATGTTTTCATTATGTAGATCATTACAGGATGTTCCTAATTTTGATACGTCTAAAGTCACTACTTTTAGTTCGATGTTTTCTGGTTGTTCTAGTTTAAATAAAATACCATCATTTATAATAGGACGGTCGGGACCCATTTCTGGTCAAGCCTCTAATGCTTATAATAGTATGTTTTTTAATTGTCATTCGCTGGTGGAAATTCCAGCAGGCATGACTTTTCAGGGTGCTGCAGCATCAACTACAATATACAGTTCAATGATTACAGGATGCCCAAATTTATCAAGAGTCCAATCAACCGGATTTAACCACAATATTGATTTTACTAACTGTTCTCTCGGTGCAACTGCATTGAATGAAATATATACAAATTTAGCAACAGTTGGCGTAAGCGGTGCTGGAGCAAAAACAATTACTGTAACAGGAAATTGGGGAACGGTAAATGACAGCCCTGTAATTGCTATTTCAAAAGGATGGGCTGTAACAGGATAAAATTATGGAAACTTCAGGATTTTATAAAAATGATGATGGAATGATTTTACACGGACCAAATTTTGTGGAAGCCGGTAGTTATAACATATATCGTGAATATAAGGATACTTATACCTATCCAATAGGTGGTTGGTATTGGTTTGATTCAAAAGAAGAAGCTTATATTTTTTGGAATCTTCCATTACCAGAAACAACATTAGACTAATTATTATAGGAATAATAAAATGCCAGATACATATAAAAGTTTTGGTACAATAATTTCAGGAACAACCGCTGCAACAACAATATATTCTGGTGTAGTGGGTACGGCTGTAGTAAATTCAATTAATATTGCAAATGCGGATGATTTTAATTCTAATTACATAGCAATTGAAATGGTAAAGGGGTCTACTGGTTATTTCATAATAGATAACGCCCAATTGCCAATAAATACCGCACTTCAAGTTTTAGATGCTCCTATGGTTTTAGATTCGGGAAATACATTAAGAGCAACAGTAGGTTACACTTTTGCATCAATTCATATTATCACATCTGTTCTTGAAATCACATAATTCTGTGATATAATCTTTGCATGTTTCTAGAATATACAAAAGCACATTTTAATGTTGTAGACCCAAATTTTCAAACCAAGATGGCAGCATGCTTTGATCTTGGAGCCTTCATCCCAGCAGATGAAGAGGTAAAAATTTATGTTGGAAAGACTCCAATGTCTGCCAAGCCCCTGCACTGTGGGGAACGGAATGAGTCCTACATCACCCTAATGCCCATGGAACGGGCTCTAATACGCACAGGGCTCACCTTTAAGATTCCTGACGGATACTCCATCCGACTTCACCCACGCTCTGGAATGGCTTTAAAGTACGGTCTTACCCTTGCAAACTGTGAGGGTGTTGTGGACGAAGATTATACCTATGAGACCAAAATTATCATGTTGAATACCAGCAACGACCATGTTAAAATTTACAACAGGGATCGTATTGCTCAGGCTGAACTTGTTAAGTACGAACAACCACGGTTCCTAGAGATCTTTGAAACGATCACCAAAGAATCAAATAGAAACGGTGGTTTTGGTTCGACTGGCGTAAATTAACCGCTTGCAACAATGTTAGCAGTCAATGTATTGCTGCAAATCGCATTCGAATCTGTTACGTTAGAGAGTCTTATAGTTGCACCATCTGGAACCAATGCTGCCTGAACATTAGCAAACATTTGCAACGTATCTCCTGCTGAAAATGTTACTGCTCCGGTAGAAGTATTTTCATTCCAAGTTGTTGTAACCCCGCCGTTTTTCTTGTACTTAATAACTCCATCGGTAAATGATCCTGTCACAATATTCCATTTCAAAGCAACTGGAACAGTATTACCTGTAATTGTGAATGTTGGAGTTATTGCAATATCTCCACCTACAAGGTTATCAAAATTTTGAGTAGTTGGTGAAAAGTTTAATGTATTTATTGTTGGTGATGATGGTGATGATGTCAAAGGAGAACCGCTATCTCCTGATGCTGTTCCATAATCCATCATGGCGTACATGTCTTGGAATGCGATATTATTCATTTGCATGCCATTATTTGAATTAACCCAAGCATTCAAATTATCATTCCAAGTAAAAGGGCCCATTGGAGTTGAAATGATCTTTGGACCATATCCTCTTGTTGGGACTACAGCCTCATTCATGGCTGTAAAAAATGTTTTCATTGTGTCTTTGGCGCCCATTAATATACCTCTGATATATTTAGGATCTTCTGCGACGATTGGATGGAATTAAAAATAGTGCACCTAACGCAAGAACTCCGGGACCGGGAATTACTACGTTTGCACCAAATCCACAATCGTCAATAAAGTTTCCTTGGGTATTACCGCCAACTGCATTTACAGATTCAAATGCAAATCTTGTAAGATTTCCAATTGAAGTTACAGTACCTACGTGAAGCCCCCAAGCGGTATTTGAATCAGTAAATTCACCTTGGAATAATACGGTATCATCTCCACCACCATATATTTGGTCTGCTCCAAGATCGGTAATTGTCAAACGCATTGTGTCTGTACCGTCTCTGCCACGGTGAGCAAACTTCCAATTTATCTGATTATTATCTCCCAACCCATTTACATCTTGATATAAAGTTGATGCATAATTTGCATTCAATTCTGCAAAAGAGTTTCCTTCATATGCAGGAACTCCAAGAAATCCGTTTTCCCAAATTTCAAGAGTATTGTCTGGCGCTGTTGTGGCCCAGTTTACAGTTGGGCTTGAACCTGAATAAAAACCATACCCCCATACAGAAAAGTCTTCAAATCCACCGTTAACTAAGTCTGCTTTAGCGGAGAATGAAAGTGTTAGTGTAGCAATTACAGTAAGTAATTTTTTGATCATCAATTTCTCTTTCTAGTATTGATAAGAGTGCCTAAAGTCAATACAGACATAGTTCCAGCATCTGGGACGCTTGTACCAGAAGCATTTAAACTACCATAACCATAATACTCACCAAATCCGTAATTGTTTCCTAGAGCAAGGGTTGTACTGTATACATCAAATGGTAGTGTGCTTGGTGTAAGGAATACAGCGAATGGGTCTGTAGGATTAAGTGTATTAGCATTTATTGGATCCATTGGTGTTAAATTTTGATTGTTTCCATAGTATACACTTTGAACTACAGATTGTGGTACTTGTGGTATAACAATTTCAGACTGTTTTTCTTGTTGTGGTTTCTTTTTTACCATAGCAAGAAGATCTGAATTTTTAAAATTTACTTGTTCTTCTTTTCCTTTTGGTGACTTTGGAGACCAAGGTCTTCCAATTATTCTATCATTTAAAGAAGTTTTGGTTGGCTCTTTTGTATCTTTTGCTGTCTTTCCATCTACAGCAGCCATAGCGCTGTTCATGGAATTTACAGTTGATATTACTGCTTTTGCCCCCTGCTCACCTAATAGGGTCAATGCAGCGGTACAAACTATAGTCAGCGTATATACCCTCTTTTGAAGGATCTTTACGCTTGCCTTTGCTTCATCGCAAACTTTAGCACAAGAATCGCAACCGTGAGAATGACTGTTCATGTTAGTCCTTTCGTGAGAGAAACGACGGGCTAATCTAAATTCTCAACAGATGTAATTGTAACTATTTAGGTTTGTGTCTTTTCTTCCTGAATTACTGGGACTTCCTTTGCGGGAGTTCCGGGTTCTGCTTCGATGCAGTTTACAGGCTTTAGAACGAATGTTCTGACACCCCACATAAGAGCAATTACTGCAACTGGTCCGTACCAGAAGAGCCAACCATAAGATTCGATTTGTGCTCCGGGTTCTGCAATTTTATCCTTTAGTGCCATCATTACAACATTGTCTGATGTATGATCTGGGATGATGACTGGATCAGAGCTGCAGCCAGCGAGAAGAATCATTGAAATTAGAAATAGAAATAGTCTCATGGTTCACTCCTTATGATTTATTGTTGGCTGCTGCGGAGCCAAAGTAGAATCCTACGATGCTTAGAAGAACTTCACGGTTCTCTGATGTCCAGAAGAATCCATTAATTTCTACGAATGCTTTCTTTGCAGATGCTGGGATCAAACCAAACAATGCTTCTGAATTTTTGACATCAACTTCTACGAAAGTAGGAACGCCAAAGAAGGGAAGAATGAAAGGTGCTGCGAAAGCTCCGAATAGAACGACGAGTACGATGATTTGACGAACAACTCTGCCTGCATCAAGGGGAACTCTTTGAGCTGCTTGATTTTGATTTTCAGTTGTTTGTTTGTTTGCTTGGATGAGCCGTTCGAACATTTCCTTTTGATCTTGGCTCTTTTGTGCCATATAACGAAAAAGAAATCCCGTTGCCCCACCACCTACCATGCTAATCAATTCTGGTGAAAACATAATCTATACCTCAATTCTTTTGATATGAAAGTTGCAATTCAATCGAAGCACGAATATTTTCAAAGTGATTCATTAAAATTTCTTCTTGAGCCAAATTTGGCATATAATCTTTATGCCATTGGATCAATACGAATCCTACATTGATGTGTTTATTTTTTACTGGAAGACACGCAATGTGTGAAACAAATTCATCTTCAAAGAAGTGTTTTGAATGACTGTTATCTGGCATTGCGGCAACGCTAAAAATTAATGGCTTGTTTTCTACTACTCTGACAAGAAGAGGAATGAACAAAGAGCATAGAGAGGATTTTAATTTATTTGCTTGGGATGCATACCCTTTGTGAATAGATTCATGGGTTGTGGAGAACTTTTTCATGGAAATTCCATCCATGGTATATTCACCATTATGGAATTGAATAAGCATAGTTCTCATTGCGTGGCTTGTTAGACGGAGTTCAGTCAAAAGTTCATTTATTTCGCTGTGAATTAGAATAAAATTGTCAGTCTTTTTCTTAGACTTCCAAAATTTTTTAATTCCAAGACTTAGGCCCAATAACCCGGCAACTGCAAGACCTATATCCTCTGCTAATTTTATGAAATCTGACATCAAAACTCCCTGTCTGAATATTTATATCTTGACGAAGCCGTATTATGGGGTATATTGGTCATCTATGATGACCCGAGAACAACTATTTGAATTACACCAAAATATCTGCACAGAAGCCCTAGAATTGATGCGTAAGAAGAACAATGATTACGCAAACGGATTTGATCCGTTCCTAAATTTTAGACGGGCAGAATATCTTGGATTTTCTACCGCAGAACTAGGTGTCCTTATCAGAATGACAGATAAGATGTCAAGAATTTCAACATTCCTGAACAAGGGCGAACTTTCTTTGCAAAATGAGAGTGTCCAAGATGCGATTGTTGACATAATTAACTACAGTGTTATACTTGCTGGTCTGCTGAAGGACAAGGACGACAAGAAGGCTTCATGAAATTTTATACTGGCTGTGCAATCAAAGGGAACAAGATTCTTGTTCGGGGCTATAGCAATGGAAAGCGGTTTACTGACAATGTTAACTTCAAGCCATCGCTATTCCTCAAGAGCGACGAGGACAGCCAGTATAAGACTCTTACTGGAGTCAATGTCAAGCGTATCAAGTTTGACAAGATCTATGATTGTCGTGAGTTTCTAGACCAATACCGCGAGTTGGAGGATTGCCCAATCTATGGGAACACAGATTTCATTACTCAGTATCTATTGGAGACTTATAAGGGTGAGGTGGACTATGATCTTCCCACCATCAAAGTAGCCTATTTCGACATTGAGTGTGAGAGTGAAGGCGGCTTCCCTGATCTAGATAATCCGAATGAACGGATCAATCTTATCACGGTGAGAATTTCTGGTTTGAACTATGTGATCGCCATGAAGCCCCTCAATCTTCCGGCTGGCTGTAAGTTCATTCTTGCTGCATCCGAGAAGGATCTCATTGAGAAGTTCTTCAAAGTCCTCAAGAAAGAAGATCCAGACATCCTTACTGGATGGAATATCAAGTTGTTCGATATCCCCTATATAATTGGTAGGGCACGACTGTTTTTTGATGAAAAGACAATCCAGAGTTGGCTTCCTTTTGAATTGCTGAAGGAACGGATTACGAACATTGGTGGCAGGGATTTCAAGATCTTTGAGATGCCCGGTTACACTATTTTGGATTACATGGATCTTTACAAGAAGTTCTCTGGAACCAATCAAGAAAGTTACGCCCTGAACTTCATTGCAAAGGCGGAACTAGATGAGCAGAAATTGGATTATAGTGAATACGGTTCTCTTCGGGAGTTTTATACTAAAGACTTTCAGAGATTTGCGGAATATAATATCCAAGATACTGAACTGGTTGAGAGACTTGACAATAAGCTCAAGTTGATCGATCTTGCGGTGTCGATTGCGTATGAGGCCAAGATTACCTTTGATACGGTATTCTTTGCCACCCGCATCTGGGAAACCATCTGCTGCGACTATCTCCTGCAGAAGAAGATTGTCCCACCACTGAAGACTAAGTATGCCAAGGACGATCAGTTCGTCGGTGCGTATGTCAAAGAGGTCACACCGGGACTGTACAAGAATGTAGTCAGTTTTGATGCTACCAGCCTGTATCCCAGCATCATCATGGGCTGGAACATTTCGCCTGAAACTTGCACAATAAAGAACTCTTCTCTGAATGCTGACGATTTCCTTCTTGGTAAGCGTAGTGACATTCCAGAGATGATTGAAGACGCAAAGACACGGAATTCGTGTCTGGCTTGCAATGGATCGTTCTTCACCAATGAGGTTCGTGGGTTCATTCCAACCTTGATTGAGATCACATTCAATCAGCGCCAAGAAGCCAAGAAGAAGATGATTCAACTTGAGAAGGAATATGAAGGCAACAAGAACAAAGATCTTATTCCCCGTATTGCTGCTCTGAAGATTCGTCAATCGGTCAAGAAGATTTTGGCAAACAGTCTGTATGGATGCTTGGGCAATCCCGCATTCACATATTCTTCACCTGAACTGGCAACCGCTGTTACCGTAACTGGTCAGGTTATCATCCGTTCTGCAGAGAATGAGATGAACAATTATATCAACAAGGTGATGAAGAGTCCTGAACCAAAGGATTATGTTATTGCCGTAGATACCGACTCGGTGTATCTGAATCTTGATGATATTATTACAAAAGTTTCTAGTAACAGCAAGATTCCAGACATTACATCATTTGTAAATGATATTTGCGAAAAGAACATCCAGCCACAGTTGACCAAGACTATGACTGAACTTTCTTCAAAGTTGAATTGCAGTCAAAACAAGATCTCATTCAAGCGTGAAGCCATCGCTTCGGCTGGGCTGTTTGTAGCCAAGAAGAGATATGCTCTGCTTGTATATGATCTTGAAGGTGTTCGTTTCACCGAACCCAAACTTAAGATCATGGGTCTTGAGACTGCTCGTAGTAGCACTCCTGCAATTGTTCGTAATAAACTAAAAGATTCAATCAAGATCATCCTTACAAAAACTCCTGAGGAGTTGCGACACTTTGTGAATAAATTTTATGATGATTTTATGAAATTACCTTTGGAAGATGTCGCAGCTCCTCGGGGCGTTAAGGGACTGAATAAGTATAAGGATGTTACGGACATTTACAAGTCTGGAACGCCTATTGCAACAAAGGCAGCATTGCTGCATAATGACTACATAAAAAAGATTGGCATCGACAAGGAAGTTGCTGCAATCGGTGAAAACGACAAGATGAAGTTTGTGTTCCTAAAGGTTCCCAATCCCTATGGAAAGGGTGGCAAGGATGGAGTCATTGGATTCATCAATAAGCCACCTGCAAAGTTTAATCTAGAAAAATACATTGATCGTAAGAAACAATTTGAGAAAACATTCGGTGAACCTCTGGACAATATTCTTGAGGCAATCAACTGGACAATAAAAGAACAAGTGACACTTGAATCCTTCTTTGGGTGAGGTATAATATAACATGTCAAAATATCTTAAAAACTTAATTAGCAAGATTGATAATCCAGACGCAACTCTAGTATCAGAGGGAATCGACGGTGCGGATGTAACCGGATTCATTGATACTGGATCATACGCACTTAATGCCCTGCTGTCTGGTTCAATCTTTGGTGGATTACCAAACAATAAGATCTCTTGCTTGGCAGGAGATCCGGCAACAGGAAAGACCTTCTATGCCATTGGCATCGCAGGCCAGTTCCTAAAGGATCACAAGGACGGTGTTGTGATTTATTTTGATACCGAGCAGGCAGTGACATCAGATATGTTCACCGCCCGTGGAGTTGATCCTGAGCGCATTGCAGTCATTCCTGTTGCCACAATCGAAGAGTTTAAGACTCAATCTCTCAAGATTGTCAATGACATTCTTGAGCAACCTGAGGACGAGCGCAAGCCAGTCTTCATGATTCTTGACTCACTTGGAATGTTGTCTACTCGCAAGGAGATGACAGATTCTGCTGAAGGCAAGGATGTCCGAGATATGACAAAGGCCCAGCAGACCAAGGCAACCTTCCGGGTTCTCACATTGAAACTTGGCAAGGCAAAGATTCCCATGCTTTTGACCAACCACACATACCAAGTCATCGGCGCTTATGTACCGACAAAGGAACTGGGTGGCGGTATTGGCTTGAAGTATGCAGCCAGCAACATTCTAACTCTGTCAAAGAGCAAGGATAAGAGTGATGAAGGCGTTGTTGGTAACTTTATTAAGTGCACCAACTACAAGAACCGATTCGTCAAGGAGAACATGCAGGTTGAAACCCGACTGAACTATACTTCGGGACTAAGCAGATATTATGGCCTGACTGATTTGGCCATGAAGTATAATATATTCAAGAAGGTATCGACTCGCGTTGAACTTCCTGATGGAACAAAAGTTTTTGAGAAGAACATTGATGATGAACCTGAAAAATATTTTACAAAAGATATCTTGGAAAAACTTGACAAAGAAATTCAGAAGGACTTTAAGTATGGACAAGGCAGTTGATTTTGACCTATTACCAGATGATACCACGGACTTGACAAATACTTGTCCGATTATCATCAAGAGTGGAAAATTTAAAGACATTGTTTATCGTTATGGAAAGATTTCATTTAAAGAACTAGAAGATGGTTCTCTGAATGTCAATATGGAAGTTGAAATGATTAAGGCTCCCAAAGATTTTAATCAACAAGATCCAGAATTTACTGAGACTGTTGGTAATATCTTTACAAAAATTATAGAAGATCAAGTTACAACACAAGAAAAAGATCTTGAAGCCGATGTTCATGAAGATCCTGTGGACAATACCTGAATAGGTGATATACTAACAACATGGAAACAGTAATTCTAAAGAACCTAGTCCTCAATGAGGACTATGCTCGCAAAGTCGTCCCATTCCTTCAGGAAGAATACTTTCATGATAAGGCCGAGAAGACGGTCTTCAACATTGTCAGTAAGTTTATTCTGAAGTACAACAACATCCCTACAAAGGATGCAGTTCATATTTCTCTGGAGAATGATTCTGCACTTTCTGAAGTTGAATTCAAGAAGTGTGTTTCAATTTCCGATGAGATGTACAAGCAAGGTGAAATGTCAGACACCATTTGGCTTGTGGAGAACACTGAAAAGTTTTGCAAAGAAAAGGCCATCTACAATGGTATCATGGAATCAATCGGTATCATTGAGGGCAAGGATAAAGAGAAGACACAGAATGCCATTCCTGAAATCATGTCAAAGGCGCTTTCTGTTTCATTTGATACTCGTGTCGGCCATGATTTTCTAGAGGATGTAGATGAGCGATATGAATATTACCACAGAGTTGAAGAAAAAGTCCCTTTTGATCTTGAGATGTTCAATCTCATTACTCGCGGCGGTGTTCGTAAAAAGACCCTTAATGTAGTCATGGCAGCTTCAGGCGTAGGTAAGAGTGCTTTCCTATGCCACCATGCGGCTGCGTGCTTGGCACAGAACTTGAATGTTCTTTATATCACGCTTGAGATGGCCGAAGAAGAAATTGCAAAGCGTATTGATGCAAACCTGCTCAATACGGACATGCATGACCTTGAGCGTATGCCTCTGACCCAATATGAGGGCAAGGTTGACACCCTAAGAAAGACTTGCCGTGGCAAACTTATCATCAAGGAATATCCTACCGCCGCCGCAAACGTAACCCACTTCCGTAATCTTATGGAAGAGTTGAAGATTAAAAAGAAGTTTGTTCCCGATGTAATCTTTGTTGATTACTTGAACATCTGCTCCTGCGCTCGCTTCAAGTTGGGCAATGGCATGAACAGTTATACCTATGTCAAAGGCATTGCAGAGGAGTTAAGAGGGCTTGCAAAGCAGTTCAATGTCCCTCTATGGACAGCCACTCAGGTCAACCGTGAAGGTGCAAAGAGCAGCGACATGGAGATGACAGATACCTCTGAAAGTTTTGGTCTACCCCAGACTGCTGATCTGTTTTTTGCTTTGATTGAGACCGATGAACTTGCCGAGGCAGGACAACTCATGGTCAAGCAGTTGAAGAATCGTGGAAACGATACAACTAAGAATAAGAAGTTCTTGGTAGGTGTCAACAAGTCTAAGATGAAGTTCTTTGATGTTGACAATGGAAACAATAACTTGGTAAATTCAAATAATACTGACGAAGAAGGATTTGGTTCCGGCTTTGATGGAGCATCTTTTGATCCACAATTTGGAAAAAAGAAGAACAAAGTTGTCAGTTGGACATTTGAAGAGACTAAGTGATGAGTATATATATCGATAAGAAGTATGTGAATCTTTGTTCCGGTTCCCTTGAGAAGTTCAAGTGGAAGAAGGATAACCTAGCGACTTGCCGATGCTTCAAGTGCGGGGACTCAGTAAGGAACAAGACGAAGACAAGAGGTTACTTCTTCGAACACAAAGGAAGCTATGTTTACAAGTGTCATAATTGCGGATTTGCTTGTGGTGTATATGGTGTTCTTGAAAGTGTCTGCCCAAATCTCTGCAAAGAGTACACATTCGAAAACTTTAGAGAAAAAGAACCAGAGAGACCCGTCGAACAACCAAAACAACAAACTGAAAGTTTGTTTACCGATCTCGGCGTTAGGCTTGACAGGCTAAACCCGGATCATAAGGCAGTAAAATATGTTGAGTCTAGAGAAATTCCGAAAGAAAAATATAGCAACTTTTATTACTGCAGTGATTTTAGTAAAATCCTGCGAACTTTTGGCAAAGAAGGCAGAAAGGAAGATCGATTGGTTATTCCTTTCTATGATGAGACCGGAGAGTTGCTGGGTGTCCAAGGGCGGTCGTTTAATGAGTGCAAAGATGCAATCCGCTATATCACGCTCAAACGACCGGGTTGCGAAAATCTTTGGTATAATCTAGACAAAGTAGATCCCCGTGAGACTGTGTATGTCACAGAGGGTCCTATTGACTCTATGTTCATTCCTAATGCTGTTGCCATGCAAGGAGCAAAATGGATGGATGAACTGCCAGAGAAGATCAAGAAGTCAAAGGTAGTATTCATTTTTGACAATGAACCAAGAAATCATGAAATCGTCAGCATCGTTGGCAAGTACATTGATGCTGGCAGAGATGTGGTTGTTTGGCCTGAAGAGATAAATAAGAAAGATATCAATGATTTAGTTTTGGCTTATGGCATCTCCAAAACTGTGAGTCTTGTAATAAACAATGTTTATTCTGGACTAAAGGCGAAGATGCGTTATACTTATTGGAAGCGAGTTTAAATATGGAAAATAACGAAGAATTACCAGAAGACATGTCTGAAGAAATGCTAGACATGATCAGCAAGGCTTATATCAATTTTACAGGAAGATTCAGCGACTACATCAAGGAAATGGATCCAGAACTCTGGGCACGTGCAAGAGCATACGCTGCAGACTATGTTGATGTTCCTGGTGTTACACTTGAAATTATTGATGAGGATGATGTGAATGACACAGACGACAACAAGCACGGCGCAGATTAAGTATCCTGTTTTGGATCACGGTCATGTTGATTTGATTGATTACATGGGATCGGATCTCAGTGTTGTCAATGCTGCAAGAGTTTCATTTAACAAAGAAAGTTCTTGGGACAGTGATCATCATTGGACCGGAGCGCAAAAGAAGATTCTATCCGAGAAGGATCAGAAACTAATTTCTTATCTTGCAAAACACAATCACTTCACTCCATTCTGCCACCCACAGGTGAGTCTTCGTATCAAGTGCCCGATCTTTGTTCGCGCACAACTTGGTAAGCATCAGGTTGGTCTCGTAATGAATGAAGTCAGCAGACGCTATGTTACATACGAGCCAGAGATCTATGTTCCTTTCTGGCGCTCGGCTCCTACCAATGGAGCAAAGCAAGGTAGTAGCGGTCCTATTGAAGATATGGACAAGTGTATTTCTTTGCGCCAAGAATACACAACCGTTTCAAATGAATGTTTGAAACTTTACAATGATCTAATAGGAGAAGGCGTCGCACCGGAACAAGCAAGATCAATTTTGCCGCAGGGCACATACACGGAGTTTGTATGGACGGGTTCTTTGTATGCCTTTGCACGTGTTTATAATCTTCGAATTGACGCACACGCTCAATGGGAAGTTCAGGAATATGCTAAGGCAATTGACAAAATTTTGGCACCAATTTTTCCAGTCTCGTGGAAGACTTTGACATCTAAATAAGGAACCCAATTAGGAGTTAACAATATGGCAGAAAATTTATCACCATTTCAATCGTTTATTTTTATCTCGCGCTATTCTCGCTGGCTACCAGAGAAGAATCGTCGTGAGACATGGGATGAGTGTGTAGATCGTTGGTGGAATTATTTCACTGGCAAGGTTCCTCAATTGCTTGAGCGCCCAGACGTGAAGGAAGCAATTTTAAATCTAGAAGTTCTTCCTTCTATGCGTAGTCTTATGACTGCTGGTCCTGCTCTAGACCATGATAACACTTGCTTGTACAATTGTTCTTATCTACCGATTGATTCTATCCAATCATTTGCAGAGTTGTTTGTTGTATTGATGAACGGAACCGGCGTTGGCTATTCTGTTGAACATCAATACACTGATAAACTTCCAACAGTTGCAAACAAGATTGAAAAAGAATTCAACATCACTTATGTTGTTGAAGATTCAAAGGAAGGGTGGGGCAACGCAATCAAGTTCATTATCGAACACTTGTATGCAGGTCGTCATGTAAAGTGGGATCTAAGCAAGATTCGTCCTGCTGGTGCAAGACTCAAGACCTTTGGTGGTCGTGCAAGTGGTCCTGCTCCTCTTGACAACCTATTCAAGTTTGCTGTCAAGTTGTTCTACAATGCACAAGGCCGTAGACTAACTGCCCTTGAATGCCATGATCTCTGCTGTGCCATTGCTAACGCAGTAATCGTCGGTGGTGTTCGTCGTTCTGCTATGATCTCGTTGAGCGATCTATCTGATCGTGAGATGGCTCTATGCAAGAGCGGTGCATGGTGGGAGCAGGCTGGCTTCCGTTCATACGCCAACAACTCTGCTGTCTATCGTGGCCGTCCTCCAATGGGCCAGTTCCTAGAGGAATGGACTTCGCTATACAACAGCCACAGCGGTGAGCGTGGAATGATCAATCGTAATGCTTTGCAAGCACAGGCTGCTATGTGGGGTCGTGATGTAAACTGTGAGTATGGAACAAACCCATGCTCAGAGATCATTCTGAAGCCATTTGAGTTCTGCAATCTTTCAACTGTTGTTGTTCGCCCCGATGACACTCAGGCAACATTGAAGAGAAAGATTGAGATTGCAACAATCATTGGAACAGTTCAATCAACATTTACAAACTTCCCATACCTTCGTGAAGATTGGAAGAAGAACTGTGAAGATGAAAGGTTGCTAGGTGTTAGCATGACAGGAATTTTTGATAATAAACTCACCAGCGGGCTTGAAGGTAAGCCAAAACTCGTGAGATTGCTTGAGACACTTCGTGACCATGCTACGGCCACGAATCTCAAGTGGGCAGATAAGTTGGGGATTGGCCCCAGCAAATCGATTACATGCGTGAAGCCCGAAGGCACTACATCGTGTTTGGTGGACTCTGCCTCCGGTCTCCATCCTCGCTATGCGGAATATTATTTCCGTAGAATTCGTTTGGACAAGAAAGATCCTCTATATGAACTCATGAAGGATCAAGGCGTCCCGTGTGAAGATGATGTAATCAACCCAACTTCTACTGCCGTCTTTACATTTGCGATGAAGGCTCCAAAGGGAACTATGACCACAGAGGAACTTCGCGCACTAGACCATCTTGATTTGTGGAAGACTTATCAAGAACATTACTGCCACCACAAGCCATCGATTACCGTTAACTATAGGGATTCTGAATTCCTTGAAGTAGGTAACTGGCTATGGGAAAACTTTGATATCGCAACCGGTATCTCTTTCCTTCCCGGTGGGGACAGCCACACTTATGCTCAGGCCCCCTTCGAGCAGATTGATTCAGCAACCTATACGGCACACCCCAAGGTTAAAGTTAACTTTGGTAATCTGTCGAAATACGAGGCTGAGGACAATACTGAATCGGCAAGAGAGTATGCCTGCAGCGCTGGCGGTTGCCAGATAGTGTGAGTATTAAAAAAATCAAAAGATTTTTACCCCCGAAAGGGGGTTTTTTATTATAAATATTTTTGGCCATGAGTTTGAGGGCATCAATCCTCGCTCTAATATTGGCGACAAGCACCGCTTGCAATTCGCTATCTTCACCCCAAAATAAAGTTGAAGAACCGGAAAAAACACAAGGAGTGGCGGGAGTCCCTGCGTTTCTTTTGGACTCATCGAAGTACGACTCCATAAAGTCCGCAGAGGACGACCGCTACTCCTGTGTAGGTGCTTTGGTTACACCTAGTGCTAAGATCATAGGTTCTGCTGTGTTAATTCACCCCAGAGCAATATTGACTGCACAACATTGTTTTGCATTGGCAGAAGAAAAGGCCGAATTTTACATGTCGGCGTCTGGCCAATTGATAAAGATTGTAAAAGTCTTCTTGAAAGAACCATACACTACAATTCTTCCTTGGAATGATATTGCACTTTGCATTCTTGAGGAAGATTGCTACGATCCTCCTTGCGAAATAATGAAAGAACACTCCGATCTTACTATGGGAGAAAAACTCACAACTGTTGGTTGGAGTCTTGGATACAAGAAAGTAAGTGAACCTGGAGTAATGAAATATTACGGTACTCTATTAGAGGATCGTGGGTTGGTTATGAGAATGCTGGCGTCAAGGGGTTCAGTATATTATGGAGATTCTGGTGGTGGAGTATTTGAGGATACTGGAAAGTTGGCTGGCATAATAAATTTCTTTAGACTAGAAGAAGAAACTAATGAAATTGTAGATAATGGTGCTGCCAGAGTAGATGTGCAATATAAATGGATTGACAGCATTTTATCTCGGGAAGTTTGTAACTGGCCATGGTTTGAATAAATATACCAAGAGGCCATGTTTTATATGCTAGTAGGAATTGATTACTCTATAACCAGCCCGGCTATTTGTTTGTTTGATGAAAAACGGGACTTCTGTTTTCAGAACTGCTCTTTTTACTTTTTGACAAACACTAAGAAATACGCAACAAAAATTGCACCTAATATAAATGGTGAAAGTTTTGAAGAGTATGCTTATGATACTGAAAGATTTGATACCATATCAGAATGGGCTACCAATCTTTGTGTTGGTGCAGCGGATGTTGCAATTGAAGGATACGCATATGGAGCACATGGCAGAATTTTTAATCTTGCTGAAAACTGCGGTATTCTCAAGTATAAGCTCCATAAGCTCGCGGTTCCGGTAACCATCGTAGAGCCATCCAAGGTAAAGAAGCTCGCTACAGGCAAAGGAAATGCCGATAAACAGGCAATGTATGAGGCTTTCACCAAAGAAACAAAGACTGATTTGTTATCAGTCTTTGATCAAAAAACTTTGAGTAATCCTGTAACTGACGTGATAGACAGTTATTATATTTTGAAGGCTTTGTTAGCCACCAAAAATTAACGAACTATTCTTCCAGCATTCATATTGGCGCTGGCATCAAGTTTTGCATGAAATCTTTTTGGAACTTGGCCACTGGATTTCATTTTGTCAATCACTTCCTTAAATTGACTACCAACAACTTTTTGTGGATTCAAAGTTGCATCCATAGCCAAAGATTGTCTTTCACCACCCCAGTCACGAATAATTTTTTTCTTCTTGCACTTTGGGCAGGGTTTCTTTGTTGGAATATCACGATCATTCACTGGTAAAGTTTCATCGAATGAATGGTCACATTTTTCACATCTAAAAGCATAACTAGGCATTTTTGGTCCTTTTAAAAGCAATCATCATGGACTCTATAAAGAAACCATATTTTGGTTCCTTTGGCTTATTCCTAAGTTCCATCTTGGCTTCTTTAGGAGTCCTGTTACCTTTATATAGGTTACAATCCTTACAGCAAGTTGCCAGATTGGTCCATGTAGAGCCACCGCCCTTGCTACGGGGAATAACATGGTCCACCGTAGCGGTCTTGTCACATAGATCCATACCGCAGTATTGGCAGCAATAAGAATCTCTATGAAAGATATTCTTTCTTGATGGTGCGATCTTCTTTTGGGGAAGTTTGATGTAATACTTAAGAACTAAAATTTTGGGAATCTTAATAGTCTCTTTGACCAACTTCACCTCATGAAATTCATCGGAATCAAAATCAGCATAAACCTTATTTTTGGCAATAAGTTTATACGCTTTTTTGACAGTGATAATATTGATAGGGGATTGGTCGAAGTTAAGCAGGAGGACCTGTTTCGACATATTCTTTAAGTATTTAGAGAAATCTAAATAAT